GCAATGCCATCTACTGGCTATTATGTGTATCTCTGTCCAACAGCGATGACCATCGTAATAAGTGGTTACACGGCTACCGTGAGCGGCGGTGTGGCAATGGTAGTCGGTTTGGGCATCTTCAAGAATATCGCCACCAACTTTATCGGCGCACCAGGGCAGGCTGTGTTGGCTCAGGCATTCGCTCAGATGTTTGGTGAGATTCAAGGCTTAAAAGCCCGACTCGACAACTTAGGTGACGTGAGAGCTATCTGCGTTAACTCCGAAGATATGCCGAAGGTGCAGAACTATCCGATGATTATCTACGGTGCCGGTGCGCCTTCTGCGCCTAACGTCCCTGCCTTCATCGGTCAGAAGTATCTCGATACGACTAATAAGAAGGAATACACAGCCTTCAGCGTGACCAACTCAATCAGCGACTGGGTATTGATTAACTAATAAAAAGGAAAGGAAAAGATATGGCTATTAAAAGTTATCCCAACAAGCAGGCATACGATGCCGCTGTGAAGCCGACCATAGAAAGTCAGGTTTCAATGATAGAGACGACACGCGAAATTATCGTGGACGGTGTGAATGTAATCACCACCAGCCCCGTCGTGGGCGACTTGGTGTTCCTGAACGAATCGAATGAGATTACCTTCGTAAAGGGCGGTTCATGGATTCAAAAGGCGTTGATTCCGAGTGCATGGGTGCATGTCGGTTATGTTTATCTGGTAAAAGGTCGCAAGATCGGCTTGATTGACAAAGAGGCCGTAGATAAGAAATACCTCGATGTGTGTCAGTACGCCATCACTGCTATTGCCAGTACCACACTCGTTATTAATCTGCGTATGTCACCAGATTATAGTGTAGACACCACCGTCGATGTGACGCTGACATCAGCTACCATCGACGCGACGAGTGCTGCCGAAATTTCCGCTGCAGTAGCCGCAAAAGCTACAGAAGTAGGTGATACGAAAGACTGGTGGGCATACCTCGCTGATGCAGGTGGCAACAAGGTAGAGAGTGATGGCACACAGATCATTATCCAGTGCGACACTTGCGTAGATTATCGTTTCTACAATGTCAGCGCGACAGGTTGCACCATTGCTCATGTGACATGGGGTGATATGCCTGAGAATTCAGTTTATTGGCGTGGTGATCGTGGATTCTACACCAACTACTGGGGTGTGATGAATATCGCCCGCACCAAGGCGTGGGCTACAGGTAACGGTCGCGTGCCAGCATCGAACGAACCTGTAGGACCTCATGCAGGAAACGATGCGCCCGTGAGCCCATCAGCGTTTGAGAGTTCTCAATATTGTGCTGACTTACGTGCGGCTTATAAGAGTTACGAAGAATATCTGGAGAAATGTTACGCAGTTGTTTGTCCGCAAAAGTACGGATGCTTCGCACTACCTGATGGTGCTGAGATGGGCAGACTCTACGCCAACAAGATGGCTCCGACGAAGGACGGCGGCACCAAGGCAAAGTTCCCAGCTTTGTATTACTGTTACAATCGGTCCTATGGTGTTGACGGTCTGAAAGCAGGAGACCTTCACCTTCCAGGCGTACTCGAGGGTACAGAACTGATGAAGGACGCTTGCCTCGCAGCAATGGAGCCTTCTATTACAAAGATGGGTACGACCGCAATTAACAATAGCACGCACCGTTGGTGGGCAGAGAGGTACGGCGTCTATGCCGCTTGGTTCTTCATTGGCGACAGCGGCATTCTCGGCTACGGCAGCGTCATTAACGCGATTCGCGTACAGGCGGTCGCGCTTTTGGAAATTGATTAAACTTATAATGCTCCCGTGCCGTCGCGGTAGCGCGGCATGGGGCTTACTCTCGCGGTGAAAATATACTCCAGCTACGACGAATATCTCCAGGATGCTTACGAAGAACAGACAGAGAGGTATGCAATCGAAATAAACAGTAATAATGAACGAGCACAAGAAACCTCGCGGACATAAAGCACATAATGATAAAGATTCGATTCTGGCTGACGCTAAGAATCTTCTTTATATATTATACCCAGCCATTCAGCGCATGCCAAAGATAGAACGTATCGAAGGTGCGCCGGTAGAGATGAAACGAGCAATACAGAATATCATCCGCCATTTCTCTATCGCAAAAGAATATCAGGAGGTGCGTCAAGAGCGTATTCGCGAAATGCTTGGTGAATTTGGTATACTATTAGCAAATTTCGAGCTGTGTATCGCGCAAGGTTTGTTGACAGACAAAGACAAACTTCGTATTGCCGTACAGTTGGAGAGGATCGAGGAAGGTGCAAGAAAATGGCGTAATGCGGTGCGGTCGCTTAAACGTCAGGAACAGCAGGAGGTCGGCATAAAATAATGCAAGAAATTGCTGTCAGACATGAATAAGGTAAAAGGGAGTTTGGCTATCATTTATAGCAGCACAAAATGTGACTCCGACCCACACGAACCGTTGGTGGGCAGAGAGGTACAACGTCAATAACGCTTGGATCTTCAATGGCAACAACGGCAATCTCAACAACAACAACGTCAATAACGCGAATCGCGTACAGGCGGTCGCGATTTTACCGATATTTAAAGTCTTACGCTTTTATCTATGACCGATATTTCGTTCTTCGCGCTGTTGCTCGGCGTGATGCTTTCCACGAGAAAGAACAAGCGTTACGGGCGTGATTCGATGGCCTTTGAAATCAATTGGCCACCTTTGCTTGTTCGTTTGATGCGCGAGCTCTCGACGAGAACATTCCGCATTCTCCACAACTACACCTTCCTTACTTCAATACCAAAATGGCGCGAGATATTTGCCACAGAATTCGCTGGACGTGTTATTGATCATATTCTTTGTGATATTCTGAAACCTTGGAATGAACGCATATTACATCCTCGAACTTTCAATAACAGAGAAGGAATGGGCTCACAAGCGGCCATTAATCAGGTCATTGAGGATATTTGCGAGGTTAGTAACGGTTATACAGAAACAACATGGATTATTAAGTGGGATTTGGCTGGGTTCTTTCCGAATGCAGTATGCAATTACATCGAGTCGTGTTTCGTACACGTCATCGACACATTTCAAGACGAAATTGCAGAGAAATACGGTGCATGGATGCCCTCATTTCTCAGATGGCTTACGATGATTACTATCCATTGTTGTCCCGCAAAACATTATGAAAGGCGCACGCCAAAATATCTATGGGATAAACATATCAAACCCGAGAAATCAATCCTAAACAAGCCAGACGGAATAGGCGTGCCCATTGGCCGTATGTCTTCACAGACGGGAATGGGATTGTATATCAATGACGAAGTGGCGTGGTTGAATGATGAGTGCGGTATTCGTACTACGGTATTTATGGATGACGGCGTAATGATAGTACCTGATAGGTTAAAACCTTACGCGCTGTCTCTGCTTCCAGAACTACGGAACAGACTCGCCAGGAAGGGCGTGCAGATGAACGACCATAAATTCTATTGCCAGCAGCATTGGAAAGGTCTTGAATTTCTCGGCTCACACATCCATCCGTGGAGTGTAATACTAAACGACGTGACTTGGGCGCGGTGTTTGGCGAGAATACACGAATATAATCAATTAACAACGGTCGAGAAATACAGAGAACTCGACCGTTTTATTTCGACCGTAAACAGCTATACAGGACTACTGAAGAACCGAACATCGTACAGACGTATCTGTCATCTTCGTGAGGCTATCGCAGACGATTGGTGGGCGTGGTTAGATTGGGACCAACGGAGGTTTTGTTTGGTCAGTAAACCTCAATACACTTTTCGCGCGAGATTAAACAACAAGTATCATTTAAAATTGAAAAGAATATGAAAAAGTATGAGATTGACGCACTCATCAACGAGCAGCAGACCATTATCCTCGATCGAGAGGGTAAACTAACCAGTACCGATTACATCGCCGCAAAGATTGCTGAAGGAAAGGCTACAAAGACCGAATATGCCGACAAGATAGCCGACCGTCAGGGATGGCGCGACGACATCAATGCGGCTCAGTCGGAAATCGCACGGCTGGAGGCAATCGAGCCAGACCCAGATGAAAAACCAGAAATTGAACCCTAAAGAATCTTAATATCGGCTGATTGTTATTAAAAAGCTATAACAATTGGCCGATTTTTCTTGCAAATTTTGTAATTTTGGGGACTGAAAGGGGTGCATGCTTATTTTGCACAACTACAAAACAAACAGAAAAACGGGGGCCGCTGCCCCCTTTTTTAATTAAATCTAACAATACTATGGAAACACCACAAACGAAAAACAACAAATAATTAAGTCTATAATTTACCATGTACTGGTATGCTGATCTTCCCAATCGGTCGAAAGGCCGACGGTAATCTGCCCGTTTGATGAGAATAGTGGTCCGCTATAACTTGTCACACGGTTGCGCTTCAATGGCACGTTGGTAAGTGTCGCCGTACCGAGCACGGTGCCGTCTGATTTCTTGCAGTTGAGTGCGACGTTAGTAGTCCATTCTTCTTCAGTCGAGAATCCAAAGATGTTCAGCGGCTCATTCGTGACACCTATTTCCGATGATGGGATATTAATCGTGATGGTCTGTGAGGGTGTGGCAGAAATTGGTAGTCCTGTGGTGTAATCTATCCCATAATGCCACGCTTCTGGCGTAAGATTGAATGTCGAAGAACCAACTGGAATAGCATCGGTAATGATGGTGGTGAGTTTTGCCACGATACGGTCAAGTATGACACTATGATTACCTGATGACGTACCAGATACACTAATGGTATAATCCTTATAAAAAGTATCACTAACGGTTCCAAAAGTAATGGTGTGAACATCTGTATCAAGCAAATGATTCTTACCGCGAGAAGCAATGAAATATATATGATGATCGCCAACTGCAAGATTCAATGTAGGTGTACCAAAGTCCTCGTCTGTTGATAGTTGGTGGAGTTGCTGCTGGAGAGTGTTACCAACATAATCAAGCACCCACAAATCAGTCATGCTTTTGCCGTCGGATTCAAGGCTACGGGTGAAGGGCTGCAACTCAAAGCCGAGACAGGAGAATGTCACAGTGGCATGAGTCTGGATCGTGTCGGCGTCGACGTGGACGGTGAGACGGGGCTGCGGTGCCGATTCAGGATCGTCATCACGAGTGCAAGAAGTGAAAAACACAGCCATCGCAGCGATGGCGAGGATAGTAACGAGTGTCGCCATGACCGCACGGTCAGTAGCATTCAAGAAAAAGAATTTTTTCATAATTGTATTATTTAATGGGTTAATTGGATTCTATTGTGAGCCAGTTCGTGAGGCGGATGACGAAGCACTCCGTACCTTCTTGGATGTCCTTCACCCAGACCTTCGGTCCGTCGATGCAGATTTCGTCGATGTCATAACTGCGGACGAAGCTGCCGGTATATACTGTGCATTTCTCATAAGCGGCAAATCGAACCATACCTTCGTCGAGCCATTGATAGAGTTTCCAGGGTTGGTCGAAAAGTTGCTGCGCTTCTGAGTCGGACAATTTGTGTTCAGGTGTGCGCACAATCATCTCTTTGATGCTTTCAGGCGTAATGGCCACGTACACCTCGCCAAGCCATTCGGCGTGAGGCTGATCATAAATAGATAACGATTCCATGATTCCATAGTTTTATTTTTAATTTAACAAATCGTTGGCAAAGATAAGGAGTTTATCTGAAATTTGCAAGAAAACCCGCAAAATTTTAAGTATCATTAAGTTTGGGGCTCCGAATGAAAAACACAATATCATTTTGCTAACGTCAGCAAAATGATGGTAAACCCACGACGCTATTATGGGCGATAGGTAAAAGCAAAAAATATGGGTTATTCAGCAGGATTCTTACATGAAATAATTATCCCACTGAACCGCAAGGAGGCGAAGGTGGGGAAGTACGGTATCGACTCGGCTGGCATCGAGTGGGAAGAGGTAGGATGTCTTCACGCGAACGTGGACTATCAGCGTGGCAAGTCGGCCATGAATGCCGGCGCATTGGATGTGTATGCGGTGAAGATCGTGCGCATGAGATACACGACGTGCTTCAACGAGCGCAGTAGAATCAAGTATCAGGGTAAGGTGTATCAGATCATCCCTGAAACTTTCAACGCAAACCACTACGAGAACACGCTGCAATTCCTAATGCAGCTGGTGGTAAATGACAAATAGCAACTAAACCCAGAAGATATGAAAAAGAGACAAGTAGCAATCGTGCATTACAACACGCCTGAACTCATCGAGGCGGCAATCCTCTCCCTGCGGAAGCATGGCGGCGAGGATTATCAAGTGACCGTGTTTGATAACTCCGACCGTCGGCCATTCACGAAAGCGATGGAAGGCGTGACCATCATCGACAACACGCACGGCCAGGTGATAGACTTCGACGCGGAGTTGGCCAAGTACCCGGAGCGAGAGCCGAGATATGCCATGCAGAGTAATTTCGGCTCATTCAAGCACACGCTGACCATCCAGAAACTCTTCGAGCTGTTGCCCGACGGCTTCCTGCTCATGGAGAGCGATGTCATCGTGAAACAGCCCGTCGATCACATGTTCGACTACACGCACGGCACGGTTGGCCACATCCAGACGGGAACCATCGCCCGCAACCCGCACGGCATCGACCGCATTGTGCCGTTCCTGTGTTTCATCAACGTGCCCATGTGCCGTGAGAAGGGTGTGGACTATTTCGACCCGAAACGCTGCTGGGCTCTCCAGAAAGGTGAGCAAACGAAGGGCAACTGGTACGATACTGGTGCCTCATTCCTCGAGGACATCCGCAGCCATAAGAACGGCATCAACGGACTAAGAATCGACATCCGTCCACTAATGGACCACTACCACGGCGGCTCGTGGAAGATTGACAACCTGAAACAGCAGATGGAATGGATCAACCAGCACCGCCAGTATTGGGCAACTGATGAGCACAGCACCATCGAGGTGCAGCCGGACAATGCGCAAGTGGCATCGAAGGATGTGGCGGTGTGCATCATCGTGCGCTGTGAGAATCCCTATCTCCGCGAGTGGTGCGACCACTACCTGAAACTCGGCGTGAAGAAAATCTTCCTCTATGACAACAGCCGCGAGGGTGACGAACGACCTGCCGAGGTGCTGACCGGCTACGAGGATGCGGTGGAAATCATCGATTACACCTCCGTCGGACTCGGTGCCCAGGTAAAGGCATATACCGACTGCTATATGCGCCATTGGCGTGAGTACGGTTGGATAGGATTCTTAGATGCTGACGAGTTGGTGCGCATCGGGGAAGGTTATGACTCGCTGCCTGAATATCTGGATGAGATGACCGCCGACGACATCAAGGCCGACGTGGTGCTGTTGTCATGGCGCATCATGACGGATTCTGGCTTGGTGCATTACGATTCACGACCGATGACCGAGCGTTTCACCGTGGCCAAGGAGAAGCCGAGTTGCGACAACGGCTGCGAGTTTGTGAAGTCGTTCGTGCGTGGTGGTCTGTTTGGATTGGATTTCCAGGTGCAGCCGCATGTTCCGCACCGAATGGGGCCATTGAAGGTGGTAAACGCAGTCGGCGACGAGGTGCGCCTTTATCCCGCTATCGAGCCGAACTACAAGGTGGCGTGGATTGACCACTACCTGACGAAGACCGCCGAAGAGTATGTCGGCAAGATCGGTCGCGGTTTTATCAACGTGAGCCAGGAGCACAACGACAAGCGCAAGGCTACGATGATGGAGGATTTCTTCAACATCAACGAGTGGACGGCTGAGAAAGAAGCCATCCTGAGGGGCGAGAAGTACGAGCCTGCGCCCGAAGAGGGAAAGGCTGCGAGTAAGGTTAGTAAACCCAAGACACAAAAACGCAAGAATAGTAAAAAGCAAAAGATATGAATTGGTTTAGTAATCTATTCAGAATGGCAACGCC